ACGCCTTCAAAGCCAATGCCAATCGAGTTGGACTACCGTTCTTTTCCATCGGCCCGGGCATATTGCCCATCCTCGCCAAGAATGACGCTCGACGCGGGTTATCACCTGCCTTGACCGGTGGCTTTAGCGTGCCGCCCGTCTCAGCTTTGTACGAGGCTCGCCCCTTGGCATTCAGACCGCCCTCGAGATTCTTGCCTTCGCTACGCGTCCATGCTGCGCTCATTTTTTCTCCGGCTTTGCAGTCTTAGCTGATTCACGGAAGTCTTTAGCAGTCGGCGCACCGGGGTCACCGGGCTTCCGCATACGCTCGCCCGAACCGGCTTTGATCCGTTCTTGCTTCGCTAGGATGTTGGCGTACAACCCGGCTTTGTTCATCATGCTGAGAAAATCCCAATCGCCAATACTTCAACACCCGCACCGGTCGTGATTTTCCACGCTCCATTGCGAGACACCGCATTGATTTCGATATCGTAGTTATTGATTCCTGTCCCTGCGCTTGCAGGCAGAATGGTGTGCGTAAAACCTGAACCATCAAGAATGAGAACGTTGCCGGTTGATGCGGTTGTGACGGTGCAGACCAAGCGATGCAAATAATCGCCCGTTGCTCCATTTGTACCTAAAACTTGCGCCGTTTGACTCGCTGCCACGTGTTCATATTGATAACGATACGGATAAGAAACGCCACTCATATTCGTGCTCCTTTAGGTTTAGCAGTCGCCCACATATCGTTCAGGGTAACTGTGTTTTGCGGGCCTACCATCAAAGGCTTTTCTCTATCCGGTGCTTTGAATACCGGTTCATTCTTCCAACTAATCGCCATCATACGAAATGCGTCGGCAGGGTGGCTAGTCCAATCGTGCCTCGGGGTCTGCCTGAAAGCCTTTTTGTCCTCGTCATACTCGCGTTGGTATTGCTTCAACGCCTCGATGCCTTCGTAACACTTGTTGTCGAACCAAGTCGTCGGGATCATCTTCCTTACCGCTTGGATGCCGTCCTGTACGCTGAGATCAGGAACGATGCTAAGTGTCCCAAGCCCCAGGTGCTGTGCAAGCTGCTCGATAATGCTCTTTCCACCGCTTGCAAGGGTCTTAGCCTTGGCGTCGTGCGGTAAGTAGTGCTTGCCGTAGCGGTAGCCTCGGTCGGTAATGACTTGTGCAAGTTCTTCGATGTTCGCGCCCGATACCGAGTAGAAGTCGATAACATGTATCTCTCCCCGAACGACCTGATACCACCAAATGGCCGTGTCATCCCGATAGCCCAAGTCCCAAGCTGTGTGAACAGGCACAACGGGATCGACAGCAATATTTGTGATGCGCCCTTGTTCTTCGGCTTCCCTGAGTTCTGTGCCGTAAAAAGAGCCGAGGATTGAGGCTTCGAACGAAGTCTCCATCTCTTGCAGATACTGATCCTCGGTTAATTGCGCCCTAGCTGCTTTTAGTTCAGAGGGAGGTAGCAGCCCCGACGAAGAGGCGGGCAGGCGTAGCAAGAACCATTCAGCAGGGTTTTGCCTAGCTGTCTCGTAGATGTTCCAAAACTGATTTTTTCCCTTCGGCGTACCACCGAACACACACCATCCTTGCTTGTCAGAGAGGGCGGGTCTTATGACGTTACCCCATACGCTAGGCTTGAAGTCGCCATACTCGTCTAGGTATATCCCGTCGAAGCCCAAGCCCCGCATTGCATCGGCGTTGTCAGCACCGAACAGTCGAATCTTCGCCCCGTTCATTACCGTGACCGTCAATTCGGCCTCGTTGCTGTCTGAAATGATCGGCTGAGCAAAGTTCTTCAGATAGTCCCAAACAACGCTTTTCGCCTGGCTGCGGTAAGGCGCTACATAACCAAACAACGGGAAAGCTGATCTACAGGTAGCCGCTGCCCTGATAACGTCATTGATAGCCGCTACCGTCTTGCCTGCCCGCCGGTGCGCTACGAGACAGCCCCACCGCTGCGTCCTTGCGTGGAATGGCAAGAATGCCGGTCGAGGCGCATAAGGAAGGATTATTTCGGATCGGCCCATCGGATCACCATTTCCTGCGGCCCGCCCTCATTACCCACGTTTTCAGTCCTAGCCAGGTCAGGAACGACCTTTTTCAGCAGGATATCCGCTGCTTTGACCTGCGTACCTGATAGCTCGATCTCGCCCTCAACGTGCTTGAGTAAGCGATTCATGATCTGACTGGCTTGAATCTTCTCTCGCCATGAGTCAGATAAAGTTATCTTTCTTTTCCTAGCTGCCATGTGATTGATTTGTAACAGATATTGTTAGCATACTTAACTTATGTTATTACTTAAGAAAGCGCAGTTTGTACAGGGTCGAGTCGATCTGATCCGCGATGCCGTCCACCAAGTTGTTCAGCTCGCTATCCTGTGGCAAATCCTTGCGAATGTCGTTTACAAACTCTTTGATCTGCATCAGGTACTTGACCGGATCAGTCGCCAGGTGGAAGTCTTTAGGGTAGCCAGTGATAATGTCATAGCACCCTTGATACGCCTCTGCCCACTTGTCTGTCAGCTCCACGATAGCGTCGTAGTATTCACCGAGCGCCATGTGCTGAGCGAAACTCTTGGTCTGCAAGTGCATGAAGTGCGTATTGGTCGCCGAGTGAAACAACACGCTAACAAACGCCGCAGCACTTTCGTTATGTTTCGACATTTTTCACCCTTTTTCAGCAATTTCACTATGATATTCTGAATTTATCAGGCAGTCAAGCGCGTAATTTGACCATCTGAGCAATCATAATTTCGACCGTGTCCTTGACTCCTTGCTTGTCTCGGACGATTGCTCTGCACCCTGTCCATTGCAGCGCAAACTTTTGTTGATCCTCCGTCTCCTTGCCTTTTTCCCCTTTGACTTCGACAAACCAAGTAACGCCCCCAAACGCGACGAGAAGGTCAGGCACGCCTCTACCCATCGGTGCAAGCGATAGCACAGCGCATCCACGCATCTTGAATTCAGTAACGATTTCCACATGATTTGCATCCACCTTTGCGGCGCGTCTCATAAACCCTCAACCGATATTGCTTTTGTGGGCGTTTTCCAAGCCTTGTCCGGCGCCGGGTCTATCCAGGACGGGTCGAGCCATACGAGCCGGTTGTTCGGGTAAGCAATCAACTGCCCTGTTTGCAAAGCGATAATGTGGTGGTTCTTGTGCTGATCCGGCGTTTCTGACCACCCCGTTTTCATCCAATCAAGGGTGAACAGGTAATTCCCCGTTCGGATGACCCCATCCCTGCCGAGTGCCGTGACTTTGTGGTTTTTTAAGAATGAGAATTGATGCACCGCAAATTCATAGCCGTACGAATCCCACCACACAAGCTGCTCAATCGGTAGCTGCTCGCAAGGCTGTAAACAAATCTTGTTTATTGGAACTCGCGCCCATTGCGCCCCCGATTCAAGCATGACCTGAAACATGGGAACTCGCGCAGGTTCTGCCCGCACCCCGAAAATTACCGCTTTGACAAACTCCCCGTGACCTTCCTTCTCATCGTACAAAAATTCTTTCCGTACGAAACATTGAATCGTCGGGCAGTCGTCAATTAACATGGGCTGCTTTCTGAATAGCTTTAGCGGTTTCAATCTCGGCAATGACTTCCGGGCCAGTCTCAATTGTGATTCGCATATCCTTGACCAACAGTTCCATGCACACTCCTTCAGCAAGTTCTGTTTCCGTGTAGTCGCTTGTTGCCTGCCCAAACTCAAGGAAAGCTGTGCAGATGCCATGCAATACCTTCAACGCTTGAGCTTCCTCTATTTTTGTGAACTGGCACATAATTCCTCCGTCTGTTGTAACAATTCTTGTTCTGTCCCGTATCTTTGCTCGAAAGCCTTGCGCCAGGGGTGGCGGCTCACATACTCAGGACTGTTTCGACCGCTGCGATGATGGGTCGGACACAGGCATATCACAAACATTTCACCTTTACGCTTGCTGCCTGACAAAACGTGGTGAATATCCCCATCGGAACGTTCCCCGTGGAACAATCGGCAAACAATGCAGCCCAAATCCCTGACTTTGGCGTGCCATAAAGATTCTTTATTTGTCATGACAACTCGACTTGTCACGCAAATTGAGCGTTTTTATGAGCATATTTCCCTAAATCCTCAATGTTTTGTTCCCACTCGCCGGTTAGGTCGATGTTTGCGTGGTGGCTTGCCGCCATCAGCCAATCAAGCCATTCCGAGAACCTAGCCTTGTTGTATTTGCTTGTTCGCCTGCCTAGCATCACAACGCCCCCGTAAAGCCCCATAGCGAGCCGTGGCGACGTTTCGCCCTCAAAGGCGGCTGTCAGTACGTCCTTCCATTCCTCGGCGCTCATGCGCGTTTTTGCGCCGTTTACGATCCACATTTTTTGCTTAGACCACGCTTCTAAAACAGGCCATTGCGCCGCGTTTTGATCAAGAGTGCGGTCATTCATTCATTTCCCCTTGATGCCGTGGGCGCTTTCTACAAGCCGAGCAACCCATTTACCGTAAAAAGCCGTTGTCCATCCATGTTGCGCGTCAGGAAGCAAATCTAAAATTTCCCTTTCAGTCAGCGGCTTGCGCTGTGGTGGGGTGGTGTAGAGAGGAATTGTGTGTTCTTCAGTTTGCTCCCACACAATACAATCGGTGCAATCTTCATCCTCACGCATCCACGCCACCGGCTCTTGATCCGGTTGTGCCAAGGCTTCGCGGATGGCTTTCATCGCATTGCCAATTTTTGTAATCTCACGAACATGCAGCGGCGAACAAACACAGTCCAACGCCTCAAGCGCCAGCTTCAATGCTTTGCGCTTGTTCATTTCCGCACCCATACGCGGCACATACGGCCTGACGCGCCTTTCTTTTGTCCTTCGGGGTAGGCAAGGTCTAACCGTTCTAGCTCACTCATCCTGCGGGCTACGGCGTTGTGATCCAAATCAGTACGCGCTGCAATGTCGTAGATCGTGCCGGGTGTCTCTAACGCGACGATGATGATGAGATGGTGCTTGGTGGCGAGTTCTGCTGCCTGATCCGCTGCTGCATGGCTGGTATCGGGATCGGTGTTACGCACACGGGGAAATTGCAAGTTTGGGAAGA